GTTACTACTTAGCAGGAACACAGTCAGTTTAAGTGTGGTTGTTGGGCTGAACTTCTTAAAGGCGCAACCACATGATTGGATATATATAACCAACAGTAGGCTAGGATGGGATCAGAAGATATTTGAGATATTAACTTTAGAACTAACGCAAGTAGGCGGAGATGAAGCGCCAATAATGGCCGTTAAGCTGAACCTAAGAGAGACAGCAGCTGCTTCGTATGGGTTTGCATATAATGCTTATACTGCTCCCGTAGCGTCAGCTACAGGCATGGTGACAGCGCACAAGAAAACTGTAGGTGCGGCCAACATAATAGATCTATCAGTTAATACTAATGTTATTTTTGATAACGCAGTTACATCTACAATACTAAGCGCTTCAAGTATGTCAGGTTTTTCTACTGGAAGTACGCATGCGCAGTCTTTGACGATAAGCATGGTTGAAGATGGCGTAGCATATACTGGCGAAGTTATTGTTAACGCTTTTATAGTGCAAGGAACTAGTGCATCAGGCGGAGCAAGTGCCACTATATTTCCTGTCGCAGATGGAAATGCGAATTTAGTCGGGCAGGGGTTAGCAAATGTAGTGACTTTTTCAAATGGTCAGTATATCTTTAGCGGTCAAGCTGACAGCACTATGCGTCTGTACTTAAACCCTACTAGTGTAGGAACTACTGCTGGCACTAACATGACGCTCATGACGAGTTTTTACAACTCGTCAATTTATACAATATCACAACCTATGACGCTATTTGGCAGGAGCGCTATTACCGCTGCACAGCTAGCCAGTGCGTCAAGTTTTACAGCAACAGCTACTTTTGGCGTAAACAATTGGGTTGATCCAGCATTTCAAGTAATTTGGACAGTTATAAGGAAGTTTAAATAATGGCGCATAGCACATGGACATGTTACGACAGCAGCGGCAAGATACTAATGGTTGTGCAAGGCGATGAAGAACAAGCAAAAGTTAACGGCGATGGTTATATTGAAGCTGATAGCAACCCAGAAACGCAGTATATAAGCAGCGGATCGCTAACAAGTAAACCCGCTAATCCAGCATCCATAGATGGTAACGTGCTAAGTGATGTATTAGCTGGCAGCAACATAACGGTAAAAACAAGCTATGACGTAAATTCTTGGACTAATGTTGATGCTGGCGAGCATACGATAGAGTTGCCAGTAGATAATATGTACATTAAAGTGTCAGTTCATGGGGTGTTCCCGTATTTGGATTTTGTTTATGAGCGTTCTTAAGGTAAAAACAACTTATAAAGATATGCGTGCGATAGAGTATCCAGACATAGGATCGCAGCTAGACGCACTTATGAAGGGCTTGGATGCTATAGCTAATAGCGAATCATTGCCTAGCGACACTACTGAATGGATTGCCGCGTGCAAAGCGGTCAAAGACAAATACGCCAAGCCATGATTAACGTAAGGACAAAAGGCGCTACGTTTGAGCGCGATGTTGTCCGGCACCTAAACGAATTCTCACTATCTAGTGGCTTAAGCTATTCAGCCTGTAGAAACCTAGACCAGTATCAGGCGAAAGGGCAATGCGATATAGAGATCCCATTTCACGCTATAGAGTGCAAGCACTACAAAGAAGGCAACTGGTATCGTGACGCTTGGTGGACTCAGGTTTGTGAATCTGCAAAAGGCCGTATTCCTGTTCTAATCTGGAAATATAATAGGCAACCTATCAGAGTTTGTGTCCCCTTGTGGGCTATACAACCAGAAGGGCTGCTAGATGTAAGCCAGACGGCGGTATTGACCTTTGATACTTGGCTAGACACAATGAGGTCTAACTGGGTGATATATAGCGAGAAATTAAATTATGGAAGAAGCAACAGCGCCAAAGCCGCATGAAGAAACTATAAAGAAAAAAGTAGAGCTAGACCTTGAAGTTACGCCTAACAACATAGGCATTAACCCATTTCAAAAGTGGGTGCATTTAGCCAAGACAGTAGATGCTTGGCGCATATTCCCAAGAGTTTTTGTAAGTGTCTATATAGTGCTGCTATATGATGTCGTAACTTGGTTTATGACGCTGAAAGCTCCAAACCTAGAGCAAGCAGGGCTTGTTAGCGTTGTTGTTGGCGCAATGGCGGCAGTGTTTGGCATCTATGCTGGCACGAATAAACAGAGTAAAGCATTCAAGGGCGGTGATTAATGGGGGAAGCGTTTGCATTAATAGCAGAGGTAGGCTTTCCAATAGCCATGTCATTGATTGGCGGGTTCTTTATATTTTTAACTATCAAGTACATTCTAGAGTCAGTGGTTGGGCAAGTAGATAGCTTGCATCAAATAGTGTCTGGGCTAGATAACCGAGTTAAAACCATGAATCACGATATGGTTAGAATGGATTGCACTTTGTGTTCAGTGCTGGGTATACGCCCAGATCTAGAAAGAATATCTAGAGCTAATGGCAAAGAAGATGCAAGGCGCGACTGATGGATATTGCGCAAGTAATTAATGAGTATGGGTTTCCAATAGTTGCCACTGTCGGTCTTCTGTATATGATCTATTTTATTTGGGGCTTTATTACAAACCAAATCAAAGCAAAACTAGGCGAAACAATGGTAACTTTAGTAGGCTTGATAGACAGGATACGAATGCTAGACAACGATATTATTAGGCTGCAACAAAAATTAGACACAGTAATTGAGTTACGCGATGTTGAAGATAAAAAAGATTCTGAAAAGAATCGCTAACATTATAGGTCACATCGTTGGCGTTATAGCTATTTGCATCTTTCTTATCATTGCAATAATTTTGTCGCTAGGCAATGTATCTGCTGACGAGATGCGGTATAGGTTTAATAACCCTAGTTTCTCTGGCATTGGTGCGTCTGCACATTGGCTAACAATAGAAAACCAAGAACACAGCAGGAAGGAAACAAGGAAAGAAGAAGCTAAAGCCAAGATAGAGGAAGGTGAACGAGCAACGCAAAACACTACATTAGCTAGGTTTATACGTAATCTTGAGAGTAGAATATATGCAGAGTTATCCAGACAGCTTGTGGATAACATGTTTGGTGAAACTAAATCTGAAAGCGGGAGCTTTGAGCTTGAAGGGAATAAAGTGGATTACAGCACTGATGGCAGCATTGTATCCCTTACTATTACCGATGCGTCAGGTGGCACGACTACTATCTCTGTCCCTATTGGTGATTTTTATTTCTAGCTGCGCTTCAGTTAATAATCATGTTATCCCAAAAATAAAAAAAGCTGCAATATCAAAGGTTTACAGCCACGAATTACTACAAGTAGATTGCCCAAAGAAGAAAGCTATTGTTGCTATATACCCGCTGGCCTTTTTTGATGGCACAGGGCAGAGGAAAAGTAATAGCGAAACTAGCAGCTTTAGCACAGCCGTCACGCCAAACCCAGCACCCTATCTTATACGCGCCCTAGCCAAGACAGGGCTAAACAATTGCGGGTTTTTCACGGTTGTTGAGCGTATAGGCTTAGAGAATATAGCCAAAGAAAGGCAGTTAATTAGGCAGACAAGAACTCAATTTAATGAAGAAGATAAGCTACAACCGTTAATTTTTGCTGGTTTGTTAATGCAGGGATCAGTGATAGGATACGAAAGTAATGTAACATCAGGTGGTGTTGGTGCGAGGTATCTAGGAATAGGAGCCTCAAAAGAGTACCGATCAGATACATTAACGGTATCCTTACGCACAGTATCAGTATTCTCTGGTCGCGTTTTAATTGAAGTTTTAACAACCAAAACGGTTTTGTCTGTGAAAAACAGTCAGAATGTTTTTAAGTTTGTGGCCTATGGCACAGAATTAATAGAGGTTGAGAACGGAATAGTAGAGAACGAATCTATAAACGTGGCGCTGCAAATGGCGATTGAAGAAGCTGTATTAGAAACAGTTAAAGAAGGCTATGCAAAGGAGTTCTGGGATGTCAAAGTGGATTAAAGACAACGTGCATTATATGTTGCTAGCCGTTTTCATTGTGGGGTGGGCTTTAATTATTATGTTTATCGGCCAAAACGTATTTGCAGATAATGAAATACATATAGATCAATCTGGAGCGACAGTTAGCATTGATCTAGAACAACAAGGCGCTTCTAATCTGATCGGCGGCGTTGGTTCTGTAGCAGGAACGCTGACTGACTTTGATTTTATTGGAGCTACGAATACCCTAGACATTAATCAGATAGGTTCTAGTAACTTATGGAAAGGCGACATAACTGCTGATAGTTATACTGGCATGTTTCAATTTACAGGGGACAGCAACGTGATGACAGTAGCAACTGATACAAGCAATACTTATGGTGCCGATTCCAGTAATGTTAACGTGAATGTAACAGGAGGCAGCAACACACTTATTCTAAACCAAGCGACCAGCGCAGCCGCAGGAACATTAGACCTTGACTGGATTATTCAAGGATCAAACAACACGATTACTTCCAGCATCAATATTGACCAAGCTACTAACTATATGGATATTGATGGATCTGATAACACAATCACATATACTGGGACAGGCGTTAATGCTAGTGCAGGTGGTTATTTCTGGCTAGATCACACAGGCGGATCAAGGACATTTGATGTTACGCAAGCAAGCACACTCACTAATGACTGGGTTAAAATTACTAGCAATGGTTCTAATGGTACTGTTTGCGTTGATCAAGATGATCAAGGAACCGCTACAGGCTGCTGATATTGGCGCAATATCTGAGCTAAACGGGTACGCGAGAATAGTTAGAGACAAAGAATTAAACGCAGAGTTAAACCAAGGCGTGCAATCCCTAGACAATATAGAGACTGCAAACGGTAGGCTTGCCATCACATTTGAAGACGACAGCCGAGTTAAGCTAACTGAACACAGCAAGCTATATATCAACGAATACATCTACGACCCTGACCCAAAGAAATCTAAAATGGCGATTAACTTTGCCAGTGGGACAGCGCGGTTTATAACTGGCCAGCTAGGCAAGATAGACAAAAAGAACATTTCATTACGAACGCCAACAGCAAACATAGCAATACGAGGTACAGACTTCACTTGTACAGTAGACGAGTTTGGTAAAAGCCTAATTATTTTGCTACCCGATGCTAATGGCCTTTCATCAGGAGAGATTGTGGTATCTACTGCGGCTGGAAGCGTTACGCTTAATAAGCCGTATGAGGCAACAACAACATCATTATTTATGAACAACCCAAGCAAGAGCGTAATTTTAGACCTTACCCTAGACCTAATAGACAATATGCTTATAGTCACCCCGCCAAAAAGAGTGACAGTAGAGCTACAGGAGATGGTAGACGGAAACGCTAACCCATACTTAGATTTTAGCGGATTAGACGTAGACTTCTTGAATGAAGATTTGCTAGAAGAAGAAGCAGAATTCACGGAACTAGATATAAATTACCTAGATGTAAACATGTTAGAGGACTTATTGAACGTACTGGATAGCCTTGCCATATCAGACGAAGATAAATTAAAGCAAGCAGTGGCAACCAACATATCAGGAACCGCGTTAGGCCAAGACACAGTAACGCAGATAAGCACTATCATTGATGGGCAGCGCGTAAGTTTTAGAAGATTTGTAAACCAAAGAGCAAGGCTAGATGTAGATGGCGGTGCGGCATACACGATAATCTTATGGCAAGATGGCGTTCAGAATGTGGTTAAAGTCAACGGTGGAGGGGATTCCACCATTGTTATAACTCAAGGTTCTTAATTATGCGTGCATATTGTAATCTTTAGTTATTGCTCCAAGTCGGTTGTTTCCTCTAGTGTGCGCTTTAACCCAAGTCAATTTGCCGCCTCTTAGCTTGCGTAAATGCTTTCTA